TTGTACATTGCAGGCGCACCCAACCTAGGAGCTACAAATCCAGGCGGTGGTCCTCTTGTTACATTAAGTGTTAACACTACAACATACAATCCATCTGATAACCTCAACATTTATTATGATGATTTAGATGGATTTGATTCTTTCTCTCAGTATAATGTACGATACTCTAATCAAAAAATTATAGAGGTATTAGAACAATTACTAATAGAAACGAAAGTGACCAACTTGATCCTTTCAGAAGGATTAAATGGCTCGCCATTTATTACCGAAGTTACACAACTTCGCAAAGATATAAATAGTAACGTAACCGATGAAGGTTAATTTTAACTAAGTAAAGGAGACTCACATGCTTATTCAAGGACAAGTAGGCCCAATTTCTGCACAATCACTTGGTGCCGGTTCTAACCCAAACGTACGTCTTGGTCAACAAGGCGATCTTATCGCAACTGAGCTACACGGTCGTTATTATGAGACCAACTATCGTAGAGCTCTTTTCAACGCTGCTTCGACGGCTGCTGCTACAACCTCGGCTGGTACAACCACATCGTTCACCGGTCTAATGGTTTACAACCCACTTAACAGCCCAGTTAACCTAGTCATCAACAAGGTTGGCTATGCATTCATCGTTGCCTTCGGTTCTGCCGCTGCTTACGGTGTTATGACTGGCTTCAGCACATCACCAATCGCTACATTCTCGACTTCGAACACCTCGACCAAGTCGCAGTATGTTGGTGGTGCTCAAGGTTACGGTGTTGCTTATGCATCAGCCACTCTAACAGCAACCCCAGTCGTTAACACCATCTTCGGTTCAGGCCTAACTGGTGCTATCACAACAGTCCCATCAGTGCCTCTTCTATATGATCTAGAAGGCAGCGTTATTGTTCCTCCTGGTGGCTACGTTTGCTCGTACACCACATCAGCATCTGGTGCCAGCGCATTCTTTGGCTCGTTCCAATGGGAAGAAATCCCAGTCTAATTTTAGACGGTATTTCAAGAAAGAAAGCACCCTTGAGGTGCTTTCTTTTTTTGTATAAATAGATAGTGTTCCACTATTCTATATCGCCATGGGTAAGACTAGAGACTTCTCAAGACTGCTATCTGAAAATCTAAACAATAACATCAAAATTGCTAATGCGCAGATGTATATTGGAGACGGTGGCGGCAATGCATACTTAAACTCAACAAGTATTGCAGTATCATCAGTTAACGCAACTACGCTTACTGTTACATCCATCTATTCTAATGGATCACTAGGCACATCAGGCCAGGTATTAACATCTAATGGTTCTGGTGCATACTGGTCAAGCTACACATCTCAGGCGTTAGGATTATTCAGCACAGTACAATTTAATGATGCTGGATACGCCAACGGCGCACAATACGTGTCGTACGACAAACCTACCGGTGCATTCATAGTCGGTAGTAGCACCGCAAATACAAGAGTAGCTTTTAGCAATGTCAGTCTGAATGGTGACAGTGCAACGCTATTTACTGGCAATGCAACCATTACTGGAACCTATAGTTCTAATGGTGTGGTGCTTTCTAATACAGCCTCATCTGGCAACGTAAACATTAATATGAGCGGTGTGCAAATAGGAAACTCAACAGTTAATTCTCAACTGACGTCTGCAGGGTTATCTGTTAACGGTGGTGCACCACTTAACATAACAACAGTATTAACATACAGCTTGGCTTTTTAACAGGTTAAAAAATGGGCATAATTAGAAACTTAGCAAGTCGTGCATCAGACAGCTTAGTACTAGAAACTACTGTTGCAACAGAAGGCCAGACCTATTTCCCATACTCATCTACAAAGAGTAATTTCAATAATTTTTTAATCTATATTAACGGTGTATTGCAATCCAATACTGGTGACTATACTGCAAACTCTCTAGGGGTTACTCTTACCCTTGCTGCCAACAGTAGCGATATTATTACCATAGGCATTATAAACAATGTTTTCTCCAAAGGAGAAAAGGGAGAGAAGGTTTCTAGTGCATTATACACAGATGCTAACAACACAATAGTTTTCACCAATTCAGACTCAACTGTTTTCCCGGTCACTGGTGTTAAAGGTCAAAAAGGCGATCAAGGCAGCAAAGGTGCAGATGGCAATGTCTATGCTGCTGGTGCAAAGGGAGATAAGGGTGACAAGGGTGAAGTAGGACCGACTGGTTCAACTGGTAGTACTGGTGCAAAGGGCGATAAGGGTAGTCAGCTTTACGCCGCAACTTATATAGATGAATTAAATACCATAACATTTACAAATTCTGATCTAACTACATTTTCAGCAGCAGGTATGAAAGGACAAAAAGGTGAGACAGGTAATACTGGTAATAATGGAGCAAAAGGAGATGCAGGGGCCATATCATACACAACTAACATAGGGGATGGTACTAACACTTCTTTTACTATTAATCATAACCTAGCTAAAGCAGATGTGTCAGTGGTAGTTTTTGAGAATGCCACTAATAACCAAGTGTACCCTGATGTATCAGTTACAAACAATAATACGTGTGTAGTTAGTTTTGTTATAGCACCTACCTCAAGCCAATATAGAGTCAGAGTTCTAGGGTTCTAATGGCCAATAACTATATTATTTCCCCTTCGTGGCAAAACGACGTTACTGAAGCAGCCGCCGGTACATTGCCTACAGGTGATAATAGCAGCATGGGAAGTAATACAGTACCCGGTATGCAAAGATTACTTCAAAGAAACGCAAACGCAGGACAAACATTTCAGAATGGAATAGTATCTACATATAGTCTGGTGTATACTTATTTTGTTGGTATATATGCTGGAGGGGTATTAGCTCCTAATGGAGATATTCATTTTGTTCCTTTAGGTGCAAACCGAGGACAAAAAATATCAGCCTCCGGGGTTGTATCAACTTATAGTTTAGTGTATACTAATAGTAATGGTGCATATGTTGGGGAGTATTATCACTTAATGGTGATATTCATTTCGTACCTTATTCTGCACTAGTAGGTCAAAAAATATCAGTATCCGGGGTTGTATCAACTTATAGTTTAGTCTATACTAATAGTAATGGAGCATATCTAGGTGGAGTTCTAGCACCTAATGGAGATATACATTTTATACCTAATAATGCAAATAGAGGACAAAAAGTATCCGCTTCAGGAGTAGTGTCAACTTATAGTTTGGTGTATACTACTACTAGTGCATATTGGGGTGGTGTTTTAGCTACTAATGGAGATATTCATTTTGTACCCGTTGCAGCAGAAGTTGGACAAAAAATATCCGCATCTGGAGTAGTATCAACTTATAGTTTAGTGTATACTAATAGTAATGGTGCATATGTTGGGGGAGTTCTAGCTCCTAATGGAGATATACATTTTATACCTAATAATGCAAATAGAGGACAAAAAGTATCCGCTTCAGGAGTAGTGTCAACTTATAGTTTAGTATATACTAGTGGTGGACAATACTGGGGAGGGGTAATAGCACCTAATGGAGATATTCATTTCGTTCCATTTAACACACCAGTAGGCCAAAAAATAAACACTAATACTGGAGTAGTATCAACTTATAGTTTAATATATACTGTTTCTGCTTCATATACCGGAGGAGTATTAGTACCTAATGGAGATATTCATTTTGTACCCTATACTGCTTCCCAGGGTCAAAAAATTTCAACAAATCCTGCTGAACCATTCAGTCTAGGCGTCTGTTGCTCTCCATTCTTTAATAAGTTCTAATCATGCCAACATATTCCTTAGCACCTGGGTGGGTTTCAGAAGTTAAACAAAGAGCCTGGGGAACCATTAATACAGCAGATAATAGCACCACCACATCTGATAGCTGGTTCTTTGGTATGAAAGGTATGTTAGATGCAAGCGTAAATGCAGGACAAGCATTTCAGAACGGGATAGTATCCACTTATAGTTTGGTGTATACTGCGGCTAATGCATATTCTGGCGGTGTTCTAGCACCTAATGGAGACATTCATTTTGTGCCATATGCGGCTACTGTAGGGCAAAAAGTATCAGCATCTGGTGTAGTGTCCACATATAGTTTAGTATATACTAGTTCTGTTGCATATCTAGGAGGAGTTTTAGCTCCTAATGGTGATATACATTTTGTACCAAATGGTGCTACTGTTGGCCAAAAAGTATCTGCGTCAGGGGTAGTGTCAACTTATAGTATAATTGCCAGCGGCTATGTTGGCGGAGTACTAATGCCAAATGGAGATATTTTTTTTATAGCCAGTAGCAATATTCAAAAAGTATCTTCTTCAGGGGTAGTTTCAACATTTAGTATAATTAATGCACACGTTAATGTGAGCGGAGGGGTACTAGCTCCTAATGGCGAGCTTCACACAATACCTTTTTACTCTTACCTTAGAGGTCTGAAGGTATCAGCAGCAGGTGTATCATCTACTTATTCAATTGTTTATACTGATTATTATCCACACTTTGGAGGAGTTCTAGCACCTAATGGAGACATTCATTTTGTACCAGCCTATGCAAGCCGAGGGCAAAAGGTATCAGCCACAGGGGTAGTATCAACTTATAGTTTAGTGTACACAGGCAATGCATTATATTACGGTGGTGTTCTAGCGCCTAATGGAGATATTCATTTTATACCAGGTAATTCAGCTGTTGTGGGGCAAAAAGTGTCTGCATCAGGAGTAGTATCAACCTATAGTTTAGCGTATACTGTTACGAATGGATACAAAGGTGGGGTCTTAGCGCCTAACGGAGATATTCATTTTATACCTCAAAGTGCAGCTGTTGGTCAAAAAATATCAACACTACCAGCCATACCTTTTAATCAATCCATATGCCAGTCACCATTCTTTAATAAGTTATAATAATGGCTATACTGAACCGTAATTCTAACACATTTATTTCAGAGGTACAAAGCACAACACAAGGCACTGTACCGGCTGCGGATAATAGTTCTATAGGTAGTGATTTAACTGCATGGAATTCATTTAAAACATTATTAAACAAATCAGTTGCAGGTGGTAGTTTGTTTAGTAGCGGGGTGGTATCAACTTATAGTTTAGTGTATACATATGGCGTCGGCTATGCTGGAGGTGTTCTTGCACCCAACGGCGATATTCATTTCGTACCTAATGCAACACCGGTGGGGCTTAAGGTATCTGCAGCCGGGGTGGTATCAACTTATAGTTTAGTGTATACTGGGTCTTATGTGTATACGGGAGGTGTACTTGCCCCTAATGGAGATATTCATTTTATACCTGCGCAGGCACGAGTGGGTCAAAAGATAAACACCAATACTGGTGTAGTGTCTACTTATAGCTTAGTGTATACTACAGGTACTGGCGCATACACAGGAGGCGTTCTTGCACCCAACGGCGATATTCATTTTATACCCAATTCGGGAATAGTAGGTCAAAAGATAAACACCAATACTGGTGTAGTGTCTACTTATAGCTTAGTGTATACCTTAACAGGGTTTTATCCAAACTTATATAATGGAGGGGTATTAGCACCTAATGGAGATATTCATTTTGTACCTGCGCAGGCACAAGTAGGTCAAAAAGTATCTGCATCTGGAGTAGTATCAACTTATAGTTTAATACATACTAATGGTTCAAATTCTAATTACATAGGGGGTGTTTTATCTCATAATGGAGATATTCATTTAGTACCATTTCGTGCACGAGTAGGACAAAAAATATCAGTCTCCGGAGTTGTGTCAACTTATAGTTTAGTATATAGTGGGGTAAATGGTGAATATTACGGCGGAGTACTAGCACCTAACGGGGATATTCATTTTGTACCATTCTGGGCTCCATACGGTCAAAAAGTTTCTGCATTAGGGATAGTATCAACTTATAACATATTAATTTCTTCCCCATATTTTTATGCGGGTGGAATTCTTACACCTAACGGTGAAATTCATTTTATACCTAACAGTAATATGAAGGCAGGCCAAAAAATTTCAACAAATCCAGGAATTCCTTTTAACATAGGCACATGCCTGTCACCTTTTTTCAATAAATTTTAGTGAGGTTTAGTAATGTATAATCGTGATAAGATTATTGGTATAATGCAAGAGATTTATGAAGGCTCAAAAGAAATAGCACCATATGTAATGGTAGCTCAACCAAGAAGAGATCTAAACGAAACAGCAGCACAAAATTTTGATGGCTACGATGGCCTTCATATAGACATGCTAGGTTTCTCGCATGGCTTCTGTAATATAGGTGGAGAAAAGGTAGACGTTGCTCGAAACTATCTAATAGAAAGAGCATTAGAGAGTGGCGCAAAGTATCTTTTATTCGTTGGCGAAGATACTGTTCTCCCGTACGATGCATTTAAGGTCTTACACGAAACAGCAGAAAAGAATCCAGGTACAGTAGTAACAGGCGTCTACTATATCAAATGCTCCGATGCCATGATTATGGTGCGGAACGGCAACTGGATTACTATCCCTAATGTAGACCCTGGGCAATTAATCACTGCCTGGCAAACAGGTATGGATGTGATGCTAGTTCCTATTGATATTTTGAAGAGACTAAAAGAAGAAGATCCTGAACTACCATTCTGCTGTATTGGTAATAACATTAACGATGAGATCCCTTTTGTAGGCGAGGACAACTTCTTTGTACACAGACTACACAGATTAGGAATTAAACTTCTTGTCAACACCGATGTACAGTGTCTGCATATGGATCTTGCATCAGGCAACTATACAGCACACCCATCAGTAGATATTAAGAAGTACTATACCAATATTCCTATTGGTAGACCTCTTACTTTAGATTATAAAGACTATATTGACAGACGCTGGATTGATAGATTGCCCGAGGGTAGCAACAGCGGCAAAAACAAGTTACAAGCAATTATTGATAGCGGCGAACCTCTCAAGCTTAATATCGGCTCAGGTCGCGACAAGCTAGAAGGATATATTGGCATTGATAAATATAACAAGATTGCAGACATCAACGAAGATATTTTTGATTTTAAGCTACCTTCAGGCTGTGTGGATGAGATTTTTGCTTCACACGTGATTGAGCATATACCACAGCATAGAGCTCCAGAGCTGCTAAGTAAGTGGTTAGATGCTTTGAAGCCAGACGGCAAGCTTATTATGGAGATGCCTGATTTAGAGGGCCTCTGCAAAGCGTTTACTGATGCTAAGACGTTTGAAGAAAGATTTAGTTTAACGTTATGCATTTATGGTGCTTTTATTGATGAAGAAAAGCCATCAGAAGAGGCGTTGAAGAATGGAGTTAAGTCGCCGCATCTGTTTGGTTACTATCCAAAAGCTTTAACAGATCTTCTAACCGAATTAGGATATAAAAACGTTCAAGTTCTACCACCCCAGGGTCAGCATCCGGGTGTTAATTTTAGAATAGAAGCAAACAAATAGGAGTAAAAATGACTTGTGAAATTTCTTTAGAAGGGCTCTTGACAGTTGGTGGAAACGAAGAAAGAGCACTCGCTGATATTAGAGTAACATTTGACGATAAAGTCTACGACTGGAAGATTTTTATCCCTCCTGGTGCAAATCTTAACGAGTTCTTAGAGAGCTCAAAAGACAAGATTGTAGCAGAAATAGAAGCCAAAGAAGCCGAATGGGAAGCATTAGATCCAAAGACAAGAACTTTGCAATCACCATTTGGTGAAGACATGGTTATAGATATCAACAAGGATGAAATTGTTAGACCATCTATTCCTGACTACTACGCACAAAGAAGAAATGAGTACCCATCGTTGAGCGAGCAGTTGGGTGCAATTTGGAAGGGTGAAAAAACTGAAGAATTCGCTGCTATGAAACAAAAAATTCTAGATGTAAAAGCCAAGTATCCAAAGGTATAATCCATGACCAGAAGTAGAACACTTTCAACGTTTTCAGGCTTAACAACTTTAACAGCGGGTGCTAGTAATCTTGCATATGGCAGTGCTACTGTTAATACCTTTATTAACGCCACTTCTATTTCTATTAGCAACTCTACCGCTAATACTACGATTAATACATCATCGTTTGTTGTAGGTAATACTATCGTTAATTCAGTAATTAACGCAACAAGTATTGCTATTAGAAATAGTACGTCGAATAGTGTAATTAATGCTTCTGCTTTAGTAATAGGAAATAGTACAGTAAATACTTCTATTAGTGTTGCAAATATTTCAATAGGCAATACTACTGTTAATACTCAGATAAATTCTAGTGCCATATTCGTAGGTAATACTGTATTAGTAAACAGCACTACAGTTTTTGTAGGAATTCCTTCTAGTTTTGCATATGCAAACAGTACTACTGCGGGAGTCAACTACTTCGGTACCTCATCTTTTATTAATTCAACAAGTCTAGTTATCGCTGGTACACTTAGAGCAAATACTACGCATATTATTCCAGGTGCGATCTATGCAAACAACTCTAATGGATCTTCAGGACAAATACTTACATCAAATGGTACAGGTATTTACTGGAGTACAGTAAGTAGTGGTGGTGGAGGAAGTACACTGGCTATAGGAAATCTAGTATATATGATGTGGTTTAAAAGTTCTGCATCAACGTACTACTTAGCACGAGGCTGGGTATATAAAAACAATAAAGCAACGAACCCCTCTTCTAGTACTATGTACTTTAGACTTTATGATTTCTATACTACTTCTTCTATTAATCCGTCATTTACAACAGTTGCTTCTGCTCCTATAAGTAGTTGGTCTTCTTCAGGTTCGAGCTCGAGTTATTCTATGTTGTCGGGTAACGTTAATAGTCAACAACTATACGGTTTAGAGTTTTATAGCGGGTATAATTATGCAGGCAGTGAGTCTATAATGCCTGCCAGTGTTACTGGACCAACAGGAGCCACCACACTAAAGTATTCGTCAGGAGGGCTCTCCAGCCATTCAAGCTCAGTAGCAGGCTTTAATACTCCATCGACTGATTTTACCTGGGGATATACACCTAACAACTATATTACTACTACTTATGTATTAGATGGTACTCAAGACTCTAAGATTGCTACTTTTAATTACCCCTAAACTAAATTATGACAAAAAGTAGATCAGTATCTAGTGTTTTATCAAATCCAGCTTCTGCAGCTATCTTAACAGACGCAGTATCTAATACCTCTATAAATTCTATATCTATTAGTATAGGTAATACTGCAACAAACACTACTATTAATAATTTTTCTATTAGTTTAGGGGCAGATCTAGTTATAAACAATACCTCTATGTCTGTTGGGAGCAACACAAGAGTAAATACATCTACTCTTGAGTATAGCGGGGTTACTAACACTACCGTAAATTCTACATCTTTAACATCTGGCAATGTTATTCTTTTATCCGACAGTATCAGTCTAGGTTTAGTTAATACCTATTCTAATTCTTTTTCAATAGGAAACAGTTCATCTAATACATTATTTTATGGAGATTTTTTACCCTCTATTATCCCCAGTACTTACAGTGCCGGACGCGGAAATGAAAATACATCGTTAAGTTCTAGTTATCTTCGATTTAATAGCGTTTTTGGAACCTCTTTTAGTACTCGAATAGCAACACAAAACATCTTTGCAAACGGATCTAGTGGAACAGCCGGCCAAGTTTTATATTCAAACGGAACGGGTGTATATTGGGATTTACGTCCAGGAAATTTATCCATAGGCAATTTAGTATATGTTATGTTTTTTAATGAACCGTCATACTATATGGCTAGAGGGTGGGCATATAAAAGTGGTAAAACCTCTAATATAGCTACAATTTACATTAAATTTTTTGATTATTATAGTACTTCATCAATTAGCCCCAATTGGGGTTCGGTAGGTACAGCAAATACAAATAGTGCATGGACATTATTAGGTTCATCTTCATCTGTTAGTGCGTTTGCTACTTCAGTATCTAACAAACAACTTTATGGTTTAGATTTTTATAGTGGGTATAATTATGCAGGAAGTACTAGTATAATGCCTGCATCCCCTAGTTCAGCTTCCGGTGCAATTACACTAAAATATCCTTCTGGGGGACTAGCAGCTTATACTGTATTACCCCAATATGGCAACTACCCTTCAACAGATAGTACTTGGGGGTATGTACCCAGCAACTATATTACCTTTTCTTATTCATTAGATGGAACTCTAGATAGTAGAATTTCTACTTTTAACTACCCTTAATAAATACTATTATGACAAAACTAGACACTCTCATAGAACAAAATCCAGATCTGGAGCTATTTCCTGATCCTGATAATATCGATCTTACAACTAAAAAGGTTATATTATTGGATGAGCCTATAGTACAGAATGAAAGAATTGAGTGGGCCACTCTAGAAGATCTTACAGAAGAAGATATACAGCTAAGGTTAACTGACCTAAAAAGAATTGCATATCAGAGAAGAGCTTATCTTTTCTCACTGTTAAGCTGGCGTTATGAGAGACACAGCAGAGAAGTAAGATTGGATATTCCTACCACGGACAACTTAGATGACCTAGATAATTATGCACAAGCATTAGCAGACATCTCAAAGCAACCAGATTACCCGTATACCATTACATGGCCTCAAGAGTTAAACTAAAGGAATAAACATGGCTATCCCAACTTCAAGAAATGAATTTAAAGAATACTGCCTTAGAAAGTTAGGTAAGCCAGTCCTTGAGATTAACGTAGATGATGATCAGATTGATGATCGAGTAGACGAATCCCTTAAGTATTATTATGATTATCATTTTGATGGATCGGAAAAAATTTACTATAAGCACCTTATTACCGAACAAGATAAGGTTAACAAGTATATTACCCTGCCGGAAAACATTATAGGAGCAGTAAGAATATTTCCTATTGGTGATCCGGTAGTTGGCCATCAAGACTTATTCAATATCAGATATCAGATTGCTCTTAATGATTTGTATACTCTTACATCAGTAAGTTTAATACCTTTCTATATGACAATGCAGCATTTGGCACTTATACAGCAAATCATCGTTGGACAAAAGCCTATTAGATATAACCGTCATACTAACAGATTATATGTTGATATGGATTGGAACGTCCATACCGGCGTTACTTACCTTTTAGTTGAAGCATATATGGTAGTAGACCCAGCTGTGTTTACTGATGCCTGGGGTGACCGATGGCTGCAAGAATACTGCACAGCAAAAATTAAGTATCAATGGGGTACTAATCTAACTAAGTTTACTGGCTTAGAACTACCTGGTGGCGTTAAGTTTAATGGTGAAAAAATATTAGATGATGCCAAGCAGGAAATAGATAAGTTAGAACAAGAAATGATTTCTAGCTACTCGTTGCCAGTGATGGATATGATTGGGTAATGGCAACCAATTTTTACTTTAATAATTTTAAAAGTAGCCAAGAGCAGCTTTTAATTGAAAACTTGATTGTAGAAGCTATTAAGATCTACGGTCATGAACTTTATTATTTGCCTAGAACAAGAGACGCATACGATCCTATTTACGGTGAGAGTCCTTTAAGCTCCTTTAACAATGCTTACATGCTTGAAATGTATATTAAGAATGTTGAGGGATTTGCAGGAGAAGGAGACTTCTTATCTAAGTTCAATCTAGAGATAAGAGATCGAGTTACATTTACTATGGCTCGAAGAATATTTAATGATGAGGTAGGAAGTATAGAAGCCATAGTTAGACCAAGAGAAGGCGACCTTATATTCTTCCCTTTAAACAATAAGATATTTGAAATTAAGTTTGTCGAACACGAAGCTATTTTCTATCAACTAGGCTCACTACAAACATTCGATATACAATGTGAACTGTTTGAATATAGCAACGAGATATTTAATACTGGTTTATTAGATGTTGATAATCTATATGACAACTATAGACTTGACGTTAATGCGTACTCTATTAAGTATCAAATAGGTGCAGATTATGGCTTCCTAACAGATGAGTCTGGCTTTAATTTAATTACAGAAGGTGAAGATATTGGTGACCTAATAGTAGATAATACGTCTACTATACAAAATGAAGCTTTAGAGTTTATTGACTTTACTAACATTGACCCGTTTAGTGAAGGCAATCTATAATGTTCGGACAGACCTTTTATCATAAGACACTCAGAAAGTACGTAACGTACTTTGGCACACTTTTTAACGACATTTACATTAACAGAGTAAATGCAAGCAATACAAGCATACAGACACTTCGTGTACCTATCACCTACGCACCTCGCGATAAAGCTCTAGCAAGAGTGGATGCCGAACCAAACCTCAATAGACCTGCTGCGGTTATTCTACCGGTAATGTCATTTGAGATGACTGGACTATCTTATGCTGCAAGTAGAAAGCTTGCTACAATCAATAAGAGTAGAATTACTAAAGTCGAAACTAATGATGACAATTATCTAAAGTATGCGTACAATCCAGTACCATATGATATTGACTTCACTTTAAATATCATGGTAAAGAATGCAGAAGACGGCACAAGAATTCTAGAACAAATTCTGCCGTTTTTTACTCCTGAATGGACCGCAACTTTAAATCTTATTCCAGAGTTAGATTTTAAATTAGACATACCTGTTATCATAAAGAACATTACATCTTCAGACACGTATGATACTAATTATGAAGAAAGAAGAGTTCTTACCTGGACCATAAACTTTACTATGCTAGGGTATCTATTTGGCCCAGTCAAGAAGTCTAATGTTATTACTCTTGCAAATACTAATTTCTACGAAAAATTTAATACTAATACTGTTGCTGAGAGTATTACTATATACCCAGGTATGTTGGCTAATGGACAACCAACAACTAATGCATCGCTAACGGTAGATAGAAGTGACATTCTACCTGATGATGATTGGGACTATATTATTATAAAGAAGAGCATAGATGAAAACTGATACTATTTCTGACGCATTAGGCCTCCCGCCTCTTGAAAAAGAAATACAAGTTATTAAAAAGCAGCCCGATTACGAATATGATTTTGAATATGCAAGAGGCAATCTTCTTAATATTATAGAGAAGGGCGCAGAGGCTCTAGATGGTATTTTAGATGTTGCCGGGCAATCCCAACATCCTAGAAGCTATGAAGTCGCAGCTAATCTTATTAAAACTATGTCAGAGGTTAATAAGGATCTTTTGGAGCTTTCAAAACGAAAGCAAGAGCTATCTGGAGAAGCTGGCAATGCAAAGACTATCAACAATAATCTATTTGTTGGCAGCACAGCCGAGCTTCAAAAATTTTTAAAAGATCAAAATGAGCAACACTGAGTATTATCTTGGTAATAGAAACCTCAAACGTAGTTATGTAGAGATTGAATGGACAAAGGACAACGTCCAGGAATACATAAAGTGTTCAAGAGATCCAGTATACTTTATTGAAAATTACGTAAAGATAGTACACGTAGACAAAGGCTTAATACCTTTTCAACCTTACGACTATCAAAAAGATATTATAGAGCTTTCAGATAAAGAAAGATTTGTAATATGTAAGATGCCTAGACAGGTCGGTAAAACTACCGTAGTTGTAGGTATTATTCTGCATCGTGTACTGTTTTACGAAAACTATTCAGTAGCTATACTTGCCCACAAAGAAAAACAAGCACGGGAAATTCTAAGTAGAATTCAACTTGCTTATGAACACATGCCTAGATGGATGCAACAAGGTATAGTAGAATGGAACAAAGGTAATGTAGAGTTAGAAAATGGCTCTAAGATACAAGCTAGTTCTACTGCATCATCAGCCATTAGAGGTACATCACAAAACTTAGTTTACCTAGATGAGTTTGCTTTCGTACCCAACAACATTCAAGAGTCGTTCTTTGCTTCTGTATACCCTACCATTTCTTCTGGCGCTACTACAAAAGTATTAATTACGTCTACTCCTAATGGTCTTAACTTATTCTATAAGATATGGGCTGATAGTGAGAATGAAAGAAATGATTATAAGCGGATTGACGTTCATTGGAGTGAAGTGCCAGGAAGAGATGAAGCCTGGAAGCAACAAACAATTAACAACACATCCGAGGAACAATTTAGGCAGGAGTTTGAGTGTGAGTTCCTAGGTTCATCATCAACCCTAATTGCAGGTGCAAAGCTTAGAACTTTAGTTTATCAGACACCTGTAAAGTCTGACGAGCATTTAAAGATATTTAAGTACCCAGAAAAGGATAGAATTTATACTATAGCAGTCGATACTGCGCGTGGACGTGAAGGGGACTATTCTGCCTTTAAAGTGTTCGATGTTACTGAGTTTCCTTATGTGGATGTTGCTTCATATCGTAATAAGGAAATAGATCCATTAGTATATCCATCTGTCGTTTATAATCTAGCAAACTATTATAATAAATCTTTAATTTTAGTAGAAATAAATGATGTAGGACAACAGGTAGCCGATATTCTTCAGCATGATTTAGAGTATGATAATTTAATTTTTAGTTATTCCTCACCCCTTAAAGGTGCAGTAGTATCAGCTGGATTCTCTGGCTCTTCTCATGCAGGTGTAAGAACTACTAAATTAACTAAGAAGATTGGCTGCTCTAATTTAAAATCAATGATTGAAAGTGACAAACTTATAATTAATGATTTTGATACTATACAAGAGCTGTACAGATTTGTAAGTAATGGTACTTCGTTTGAAGCAGAAGAAGGTAACGATGACTTAGTGATGTGTTGTGTTATTTTTGCATGGTTAACAGATCAACAGTACTTTAAAGACTATGCAAACAATAATTTTAGACGTAACTTGTATGAAAATAGTATTCAACGAATTGAGGACGAACTATTGCCTTTTGGTGTTATTGACGATAAGCAACCTATTCAAGTAGGAGATTTTGGTAAGGTTCAGATAGAAAATTTGGATGAATCAAGAATATCTTTCAATAAGTGGATGATGACTTAATAGGTTTGAAAATTTATAAATAAAAATAATCAGTTATACTTCTTGTCATAAATAACCTTTTGAAGGAGACACAAAATGGCATTTCAAGTTAGTCCAGGTGTAAATGTCACTGAAATTGACTTGACCACTGTAGTCCCAGCAGTATCAACAACAGAAGGCGCTCTAGCTGGCGTTTTTCGTTGGGGACCAGTTGGCAAAAGAATTTTAGTAGACTCAGAAACTAATCTAGTTGCCCGTTTCGGCAAACCAACCAACCACAATGCAGAAACATTCTTCACTGCAGCTAATTTCCTTGCTTACGGAAATAAGTTATATGTAGTAAGAACTGCTAATACTACCGATGCAACTGGTGCTGACGGTGTATTAACTGCTTTCGCTAATGTGTCGACAGTATCGTCAGCTACAAACCTCATTATTAAGAACGATGATGACTTTGATAGCACAACTGTACAGACCAATATCGGTAGCGAAACCAACGTTAGATACATTGCAAGATATCCAGGTGCACTAGGAAACTCGTTAAAAATCTCTGTGTGTGATACAAGCAATGCTTTCTTCTCGAACACAGTTCTTGCAGGTAACGGTTCAATTAGCGTTAACGGTAGCATCACATCAGTTCAAGCTTACAACGGTACAAACACTTTTGCTGTAGTAGTTGGTCAAAGTGGTTCAGGTACTATCGCTGATGCTGTATCACGTGCTGGTACATTACGTAGCCTTCTATCTGTCGGTGACCTAGTTGATTTAGGTAACAATACAATTGGTACACAGCTAGTCAAGGTAACATCAGTTGGCTCAGTATCGAACACAGGTACACAAGCAACGTTCACCGTTAATACAGAATCCAAGTTCACATTAGTTGACTTCGAAGGTGCTGGAATAGCAAACGTGAGCTCAACAAGCGCCGGATACCTAAAGCGTTACTGGCAATATGCCACCGCCGTAGATAAGGCTCCAGGTACATCAGACTATGTTGCAAACTTTGGTAACTCAGCAGCTGTTGACGAAGTTCACGTTATCGTAGAAGATCAAGACGGTCAGTTTACAGGCGTACCAGGCGCGGTTCTAGAAGTCTTCCAAGGCCTTTCGAGAGCTACTAACGCTAAGACAACTGATGGATCGACAAACTACGTCAAGGATGTTATTAACCAAAATTCACGTTATGTTTATTACAACAATAACAGAGTATCTGGTTATACAAATACAGCATTAAACATCGCTTCACTCGCCAATAACACACCACTAGCTCTTTCGTTCGTGGCTGGTTCAGACGGCGCCGCAGAAGACAGTGTACCTGTTAATGTTCTAACTGCTGGTTATGATATGTTCAGCTCAGCAGAAGATGTTGACATTTCTTTAGTGCTACAAGGCAAGGCAACCGGCGGTGAAAATAATGCAACTCTTGGCAACTACATTATTAACAATGTTTGCGAATCAAGAAAAGATTGCGTTGCATTCATTTCTCCAAGCAAGGCATCAGTAGTACTAAATGCCGGTGGCGACGAAGAAAATGATGTAGTTACATACAGAAATGCTCTTACTTCAACATCGTATGCTGTTCTTGACTCAGGTTACAAGTACCAATACGACAAGTACAATGACGTATATCGTTATGTACCTCTAAACGGTGATGTTGCTGGTCTATGCGTAAGAACTGATGATACAAGAGATCCATGGTTCTCGCCAGCCGGTTTCAACAGAGGCATTATTAAGAACTCAGTAAGACTAGCTTTCAATCCTTCGAAGGCTCAACGTGACGTTCTTTACAAGTCAGGTGTTAACCCTGTAGTAACATTCCCAGGTCAAGGCACTCTTCTGTTCGGCGACAAGACTCTTCTTGCCAAGCCATCAGCATTCGACAGAATTAACGTTCGTAGATTGTTCATTGTGCTAGAGAAGGCCATTGCAACTGCAGCTAAGTTTACACTATTCGAATTCAACGACCCGTTCACTCGTGCACAGTTCAAGAACCTTGTTGAGCCTTTCTTGCGTGATGTACAAGGTCGTCGTGGCATCTATGATTTCAAGGTTGTTTGCGATGAATCAAACAACACCGGTGAAGTTATTGACCGCAATGAGTTTGTTGGTGACATCTACATTAAGCCTGCTAAGTCGATCAACTTTATCCAGTTGAACTTCGTAGCGGTCAGAACAGGTGTCGAATTCTCTGAAATCGTTGGACAGTTCTAATAAATAAAGACAAAGGAGAAAAGACATGGCTTTCAATGTAAATGAGATTAGAAGTCAGCTAACGCTAGGGGGTGCAAGACAGTCGCTATTCCAAGTGACTATCCAGAACCCCGCTAACGGCGTTGCTGACATCAAGGTACCTTTCCTAGTTAAGGCAGCTCAAATTCCTGCCTCAACTCTAGGAACTATCGAAGTACCATACTTTGGTCGTAAGATCAGATTAGCTGGCGATAGAACATTTGATGCTTGGACTGTTACTGTAATTAACGATGAAGACTTCCTAATCCGTAATGCTATGGAACAGTGGTCAAATCAAATCCAATCGTTACAAGGCAACTTAAGAACGTTTGGTGGTGCTAGCCCACTTCTATACAAGGCTCAAGCACAAGTAACACAGTTCTCGAAGACAGGTGTGCCTATCAGAACTTACAACTTTAATGGTATTTACCCATCGGATATCTCTGCTATTGATCTAGCATGGGATTCGACAGATGCAATTGAAGAATTTACTGTAACATTCCAGTATGACTATTGGGAAGTTTCAGGTGGTATTACTGGTAATGCAGGCGGAGTTTAACTCTTAATTTGAGGCAGTTATGATATTATTTGGTTTTGAAATTAAAAGACCTGGGAATTCCGCTCAGGAGCAGTCAAAGGAGCCATCGTTCGTACCACAAGTATCGGACGATGGCGCCCTTGTTGTAGCGGCCGGCGGCGCGTACGGCACATATATTGACTTAGAAGGTACTGTTAAATCTGAAGCAGATTTAGTTAACAAGTATCGAATGATGTCAATGCACCCGGAAGTAGATAGCGCAATAGATGATGTAGTTAATGAAGCAATAGTATCAGATGACGATTCCCCTCCAGTAAGAATAATTCTGGATGATACAAACCTATCAGCGTCCGTTAAAAGAGCTATCACTCAAGAATTCGAAGAAATAACAACGTTATTAAATTTTAATAATCAGTGTTATGAAATTTTTAGAAGGTGGTATATTGATGGTAGACTATATCTACATGCTATCATTAATATAGACAATCCTAAACTAGGCATTCAAGAATTAAGATTCATTGACCCTAGAAGAATTAGAAAAGTAAAAGAAGTACAAAAGAAAAAAGATCCAAAGACCAATGCAACTTTAAATTCCACAAAAGCTGAATACTACATTTATTCAGAAAAGAATTTTAATGACAGCACATCGGTTGCAAGTTCAAGCCCTACTGCAGCTTTAAAGATTGCTAAAGATAGTATTGTGCATGTTACATCTGGTCTTTTAGATGTAAGCAATACTTTGGTACTTTCGTATCTACACAAAGCTATCAAGCCTCTTAATCAATTAAGAACTCTAGAAGATGCAACAGTTATCTATAGAGTATCAAGAGCGCCAGAAAGAAGAATATTCTATATTGACGTGGGTAATCTGCCAAAAATGAAGGCGGAACAATATCTTCAAGATATGATGACACGCCATAAAAATAGACTAGTATATGATGCATCGACTGGTGAGCTTAGAGATGATCGTAAGTTCATGACAATGCTTGAAGACTACTGGCTACCAAGACGTGAAGGTAACAGAGGCACAGAAATTACAACACTGCCTGGCGGTCAAAACCTAGGTGAGATGGCTGACGTAGAATACTTTCAGATGAAGTTGTATGAAAGTCTTAACGTACCAGTATCTAGACTCAAAACAGATACCGCGTTTAATCTAGGAAGATCAACCGAAATCTCACGCGATGAAGTTAAATTCTCTAAATTTATTGATAGATTAAGATTAAGATTTTCACAAATCTTTATTAAGTGTCTGGAAAAGCAACTTATTCTTAAAGGTATAACCACTCCAGAAGACTGGGATGAGTTCTCTAGCAAAATTAAATTTGATTATGCAAAAGACAATTACTTTGCAGAATTAAAAGATACAGAAGTGCTTACTGAAAGATTAAACAGTCTTGCGCTAATTACACCTTATGCAGGGGTATATTATTCTAATGATTGGATTAGAAGACATGTTCTCCGTCAAACAGATGAAGAAATTGAGATTCTAGATAAGCAGATATCTAAAGAAAAAAATAACCCTCAATTTGCATCATTAGCTTTAGGTGGAGAAGAGCCTCAAGCACCTACAGACAACACACAAGCATAAGTAATTTTAAATAGTATAAATAAAAGGAATAATTATGACTGACTTTAATATTAGTGATATGATTGATAGCGTTTTAGAGAACAACCCTTCTACATTTAAAGACGCTTTTAATAGTGTTATGGCTCAAAAGGTTGCTGCTGCTTTAGTAACTAAAAAGCAAGAAGTAGCAGCTTCTATGTATAATAATGAGCAAGAGTCAGAAGTAGAAACGGATTCAGAAGCTGTTCCCGAACAGGAAGTAGAAACAGAGGCCGAAAATGTCGATCAAACTCAAGAAGCTTAAAGAACTATACGTACCAAAATCAGCAGACGAAAAGAAGTTCGTTGACAAGCACGTAGTCGCTAAGACTGCTGATGCTAACAAGAACGATGATGCTGTGTTTGATGGTTCAAAGGTAAAAACAATCAAGAGAAAAGAAACTCGTCATGGCTACGATAATGAAGAGGACGTTAAGGTCTATGAAGAACTAGAACACCTTGACGAAATTTCTCATGAAGGTGCTGTTCGTGCTGCTTCAGTATGGAAGAACAAAGGCGACTACAGACGCTCGATGCTGTATACTAAATTAGCCAAGGCATTAGAAGACGGTGATAGAACTACCGCCGCAGGATACGAAGCTCAACTACGCGCTCTAAAAGAAGAGAACATCGATGAGAAGCTAAAGCCATCGATGGGCGCCGGTGAATATGTTTCTGACTTTCAAAAGTCAAATGCTCCACAATTTGCTGGCAAGTCAAAAGAGAAGCGCAGAATGATGGGAATTGCTGCCTACCTTTCAGCCAAGAAGGGCGTGATGAAGGAAGAAGTTGATCCTCCTTTTATTCCAGACAAGAAGAAATCATCTGCTAATGTTACAGACAAATCTGGCGCACATCATACCGCAATGTCAAGAGTTAGACACTTGGCAAAACAAGCACTAGAAAAGCAAAAGAAGATAAAGAATGAGGAAATCGAACAAGTAGATGAACTAGACAAGTCGACAATGCGTAGCT